ATGAATATCGGTAAAAAAGATATTTCGTTTAACAAAATGAAAAAAATTGCCGATGTCTTGGGCGTCAGCTTAGACGAATTTAGATAGTAAAAAAGTCCGACGGGAAACGGACTCAAAACAAATTTTAATTTACTTAATTATAACATAAGAGAGAGGGAAAAACTATGGCCATTGAAATATTTGGACCTGAGTTTAGAAAAAAACTGCTTGAAGATTTAATCGCTCTAAATATGGAAGCGATAAAAATAGCGCAGACCAAAAACGCCAAGTCTATTGAATGGATAACCATGAAGCGGCTAGAAAAAGAAACTGGATGGGGGCGAACTAAATTGACCCAGTGGAGAGAACAAGGGAAATTTAACTTTAAAAGGTCATCAGAAAACGGGAAAGTACTATATGACCTAGCAGATGTTAATAGATTTTTACGGACCAGTGGATATGAAAAAGGAGAAACAACATGAAATTATTAGATTTTATTTTTGCAAAACCAAAAAAACAGGAACTGATTAAGCACGACACGCTTAGAGCATCATCTGAAAAACAGTGGGCCGAATTTGATGCCTATATGAGGAAACAGTATGGACGACAAGCTTAATCAGATATTGATAGCCATGCGAAACTACCACACAAATGGTGATGATAGCAAGTATTTAGAGGATATGGAGGTCATTTTAAATGAAAACAAAAATTGAAATCATGCGTGATTTTTTTAAAGAAAATCCTGAATCAACTCAACGGCAAGCCTCAGAAAAGCTTGGATTTACGGAAAATACAGTTAAACAATATATTTGGAGAGATGTTAAGCGTGGCTACTGTATTAAAGACGAAGAAGGTCGTGTAACTTATCTAAACATTGAAGATGAATTATCGCTTATTAATGAATGGAAAAGTGAAATTAGAAGAGAATTGATTGAACAGTTACTATCAGCTAATCGGCATGAAACGTCAAGCGAACAAATTCGTATGAACGCTAAAACAATCAATCAGATTTTAGGAGAAATTTAATGGAAGGTATGAAAAAGTATATCAATGGTCAGATTAAACTAATAGATACTATTGAAGAATGTGTCAAAGAAAAATGGCCTGAATTTGATGATAAAAAAGTACATAAGATATCTTTAGCTATTTACCAAGGATGGTCCCTTACAGATATTAATAGCACACTCGAAGCGATAGAAATGGACTTGGATAGAAAATGAGAATTTATGTAAACAAAAAAGGTAAACCATCTGTTGAATTTGAGTTTGAAGATCGACGCGGTGGCATGTTTGATACAAGATTAATGTTAAAAGAATCACCACTCAAAGAAGAATTTAAAGCCGATATGTACAAGGCAATTGATGGTGTTTTAAAAAAATACGAAGACATTTTTGATACTCCTATTTTTAAAGAATTAATAATTGGGAAAGAAGAAGATATTAGAAAAATGATTGATTACGATGATAAATTTACCGAACTTTTTGGAGGGATTAGACATTGAAGATTACTAAAGCGACAGAAATTACAAAAACCCATAATTGGCGCATATTAATCTATGGTAAACCCGGAAACGGGAAAACTTACTTAACTAATTATTTAAAAGGCAAGACACTGATTTTAGACATGGACCATTCGTCTAAAACGATTGCCGGAAACGAAAACATTGATATTATCCAATTTGACAGGACGCACCCTAGCGACTTTATGACCGAATTCTTGACAGAACTACCAGAACTTATCAAAGAATATGACAATTTAGTCATTGATAATATAACAAGTTGGCAATCAGACTGGTTTATCGAACAAGGTCGTAAATCCAAAAATGGAATCACAAACGAATTGCAACAATACAACATGTGGACCAATTACTATTTACGAGTATTGACTACCATTTACAGCCAACCTACTAATATTTTTGTGACTGCTTGGGAATCAACGCAAGATTTAACGCTCGAGAGCGGACAAATTATCACGCAATACGTGCCAGATATCCGCAAACAAGTCCTAAGCCAAACGCTAGGTCTAACCGATGTTGTCGGACGTATTCAAGTAAATCCAAAAACGGGCGGGCATGGAATTTTGTTGCAGGGCAGCGACGGACTATATGCAAAAAATAGGCTTGATAATAGGACCGTTTGTAAGGCGGAAGAGTTGTTTAATTTCGAAGGGAGTGATGCGTAACGGTATACCATTTACACGAATATCAAACAGAACTTATAAATGAGGCAAGAAGACATATTTTAAAGCATAATGTGATGATTGTTAGTCCACCTGGAAGTGGTAAGTCAGTAGTCATTTCTGATATTGCTAAGTCAGCGACTCAAAAAAACGGACACGTTTTATTCTTGGTCCATCGCAAAGAATTAATTGACCAAATCACTAATAGTTTTAAATTCCATGGAATTGACATGAATAAAGTGGATTTAATGACAGTTGGTAAAGCTAAAAACCGCTTGGATAAATTAACAAAACCAACCTTAATTATCACAGATGAGGGTCATCATGGGAAAGCTAGTACCTACCAAATAATCTATGAATACTTTTCAGACGTGCCGAGGATTGGTTTTACTGCCACACCTTGGCGTCTATCAGGCGACGGTTTTACAGACACTTACGATGTTATGGTTCTTGGTAAAACGGTCGAGTGGCTTATCAATAATAATAAACTTGCACCATATGATTATTACAGTGTTCTATCAATTGATACTGCGAAATTAAAAGTACAAAACGGAGATTACTCCAATAAATCGATTGACGAATCATTTGGTAAAAAGATTTTTGGTGATGTAGTTCAAGAATATATAAAAAAAGCGAACGGTCAGAAAGCTATTTTATACGCTCACTCGGTAGAAGCATCGCAGGCATTTGCTAAAGAATTCCAATCTATGGGAATTAATGCAATACACGCAGATGCAAAAACGCCTAAAGCCAAACGGGATAAAATCATGAAAGATTTCCGTGACGGTAAGATACAAGTTATCTGTAACGTTGATTTGATATCAGAAGGTTTCGATGTCCCAGATTGTACAGTAACTATTCTTTGTAGACCTACAAAATCATTAGTATTATTTTTGCAACAATCTATGCGGTCGATGAGATATCAACCTAATAAAAAAGCCATCATTTTAGATCACGTAGGAAATTGGAATATTCACGGCTTACCTGACACACCGCATCATTGGGAGAATTATTTCCGAGGAGGGTGGAAGAAGAAGTCGAATAAAACTAACACGGTACACGCAAAAGAATGTTCTGTGTGTTCGGCTTTGTGGCCACTTAGTCAACAGCTCTGTGAATTATGCAATCATGATTTTGGATTGAAAGAAAAACAAGAGAAAGAACGCATAGAGGCAGAACTTGAACTCATAAAACGTGAGCGGTTTAGAATCAAACAACTTGCTAATAAGAAGTTTGGTAAAGATTTAAAAACAAACTGGGAAATTGCCCAAGCTAGAGTTAAAGACGCTGGTAAAGGAAAACCATTATATAAACTTATCTATTTCTACTTAAAAACTGATTGGGTAGAAACAAACGTTAATGAACTTGCCGAAGTAACAGGCAAGTCAGAAAAAGAAATATATAGCGCCTACAATTGGCTAAAAAAGAAATTAAGAGGATAAAAACATGGCAGGATTTACAACAGATTTTTCAGAAGTTAAAGAACACGCAGAATTCAAAGAACAACCATACGAAATGATTGTCTATGATGCATATGAAGCAGTAAATGAACGTAACGGCAAAAAACGTGTTGTTATTGACTACGTTGTTCGAAACGATATCAAGCAAGAAATGCAAAACTACCACTTATGGGATGAGCAATATCCCAACTCACAAACTGGGAAGTATCATATCGGCATCTTAATGGGTAAAGCAAAAGCACTTGGTATCAAAGAGGGGCAACACTACGATAGTTTTGAAGCGTTTTTAAACGACTTCAAAGGACGCACTGCAAAAGTAACCGTTAAACTTGACGAATATAACGGAAATAAATACCCGAAAGTTCGTTACGCAAATCAAAGCGATGTGCCTAACAGCTACCACGTATGGAAAGAAAAAGCAACTGGATTTACACAAGCGGAGATTGAAGAAGACGATCTACCGTTCTAATTTAGACTGGGGGATAAATGACATCAAATGAATTTATTGAAGCTTTATCAAAATTGACAACCGAAACCGATTGGGGAGACCCAATCTTCGGCGAGTCAGTGCTTAAAGCTGAATTACGAAAACACTTATTTAAAATTGTCCCAATTGATCACAATGGGTATATCCACAAACTGTTTTATTCAGAAATGGTTAAAGATGAAGATGTCATGTATTTTGTGTCAGATGGACGAAAAACTTATCGCTTTTTATTTGGAGATACAATTCTAAAGACTGATAAACAAGGCAATGAATATCTCACATACTCCGTTGAAAATAATTTTCCACCATTTGCAAAACTAGTTATCGACTACATTCTAGGTGCTTACACGTTTTTTGAGAATAAACTTTATGACATTCGATATAAGCAATTTAAATTGATTGATGATTTTACACTTCAGACTAAGTATGGTTTCAAAGACTCTGGTCACATTTTAGAGATACTACAAGGTATCCACAAAACATTAAACATCCAACCAATCAATTATATTGAACCATATCAGATTGCTTGCAAGGATTTCATAATCGACCTTGAAAATTCTGAAATCATTAACCAACCGCCTTTGCAAAACGTATCTTATTTTAAGTATTACGAAGTAGACTACAAAACAGCAATAAACAGTAAGTCTATTGCAGAAGAATATCTTGAGTACGTTATTGCAGATAGCAATTCGTTAAACAATGCAATACTACAATCTTATTTTATCGCCCAAGTAGCGTGTGGTGTTAGACCTAAAACCAACTTCTTCATCTCAAAATCTGGAGTAAGGACTGGTAAAGGGTTAAGGCATATAGCTTTATCTGGTCTATTCAACAAGATTGATGTTGAGCTAGATACATTAAAAAGTAATGGATTTGAAGCGTTACAGGCGTGGGCGATGTTCTCGGGTGGAGAAATGGCTCTAGCGACGGAACAGGGAGATATTCAAGGCAATGCAATGGAGCGTGTACTTAAAATTATTGCAACAGAGAAAACACACGTTGCACGAGCAATTGGGCAAAATCAGTCAATGGTTAATTTAACGAGTGTTCTGTGTATTGACACCAACCGTACTGTTGCGCTGTCGGATGAAATGAATGGACGAAAGGTTTTAATTCAGTTTAAAGATAGACCAAAAACTGAAACTGATTATGAAAGAGAGAGCATATTCAGGAAATATTGGCTAGCATTTACTGACCGTGATAAAAATCCAAAAATCGATGGTTGTATCGGTTTTCTGTTAAACTCACTCGAGCGTTTCCAAAAAATTGGTAAATGGTATCAATGGAAAGATGTTGAAGTATTTAATGATATCGATTTAGACGAATTTCAAGTTGCTTTAATAAATGCATTACAAGAAGTCGATTTTGTACAGCGAACTGATAACAAAGAAGTTATTGACTTATCATTACAAGTTTACGGAAAAAGCAATCATGCAGTAAGTAAAGCCATATCTGAAATTGGTGTACGTAGCAGGTCGAAGAAAGTTAACGGGAAAACAGTCAGAGGGTATGAAATCGAAAATAAAACACGTTTTGATAAATATATCCTTTAAAAAGGTAACGCATGGTCACGCAAAGTTACGCAGAATTTTCCATGTTGCGTAACCTACTCAATCTCTTTAGTACCAATCGATTTCAGCATTTATTTAAGAAAGGTTACGCAGTAACAAACAATAAGTCTAATTAATGATTTATTAATTATTTATTAATTATTTATATATATAGGGGTAGGGTAGGGTGATTTTGCGTTACTGCGTAACCATCCTTCTCTAACGCTATCTATATCAACGTTTTAGAGGTTACGTAGTAAAAAAGGGGGTGCGTTACCTTATGTACCACACAACAGCACTTTCATTCTTAAAAAAAGGATATCAGGTTATACCGCTTAGAAAAGATACTGGAACGCCAATGATTAAGTTTAAAGATATCCAAATAACGGAAGAAGTGATCAAAAATACAAACTGGTTTAATTGTGATTATGCTTTATTAATGCGTGGCATTTGGTGTATTGATATTGATACTCATGATATGGACGAGAAGTTAGCTAAAGAGTTATACATAATGATAAAAAAGATGGGGATTGATTTATTATCTGTATTATCGACTGATAAGTATGACAATGGACTAGATGGTTATTCGTCAATTATTAGGCATGAGTATAAAAACGAATTAATCAGTAATTTTAAAAATACATTCGCAGAATTAACTGCAAGTGGTGGTATGCACATACTCTTTAAAAAACGCGATGGTATTAATTACACGCAAAAAATAGGAGTAATGCCTGGTGTTGACATAAAAGCGAATGATAATAATTTTGTCAAAATATTCCCATCTGACGGACGTGAAGTTTTACAAGCAGTTAAAACATTACCTTATTATGATGGAAAATTTGAAGAGGAAGCATTTAAACCAAAACAAGAAGGTATAACAACCTATTTTGGAGGTTCTGTCACATATACATCAAACGGAAGTCACGAAGGCCGAGAGGCTTATGAACGTGTAGTAACTGGAACATCATATAACAGGAATAATGATTTGTTTAAAGGAGCGTGTTGGGCGTTTGAAAATGGTATCGATATTGATGATTTAACATCAATTATTGGGACGGTTAAAGGCAGAGACGTATTTACGAGAGAGGAGTTTGAATTAACGATTGAATCAGCGAAACGAAAAGTCAGCTACGTCACTATCAGAACATGATATCCAAAACCTTATCCGAATGGAATTATCACAAGCGGGGCATATGGTATTTCGAGCAAATGTCGGAAAGGTGAAAACAGCAGATGGTAGATTTTTTGATACAGGTTTACCAAAAGGTTTTTGTGATTTGTTTGGATTCAAACCAAACGGACAAATATTTTTTATCGAAGTTAAAAATGAAACAGGTCGGATAAGACCAGAACAGAAAAAATTTATGGAGGTCATGGCATCTAGAGGAGCGCTTGTAGGAGTGGCTCGGTCAGTGGAAGATGCCTTAAAAATAGTCAATGACACTAGTAGATGATTTTTACAAACAAATGGAGCCGTCAATTAAAGCGTTTTTAGACGATAACATTACCATCGCAGATAAAGAAGAAGCTGACAGAGTCTATAGATCTGTCAAATGCTATAAAAAACTAAACAGATTGCCGCCACCTGATGTATTGGAGTGGTTCCAACGAATCTACACGACAGAGAAAATGGTGGCGTTAATCAAGCAGTCTTACCGTCTTAAACAAAAAAAGACAGACGAGGATGACAAGATTTACGAAAAGTGGGTATTTAAAAAATACGGTGACGTTAAGCTCGTTAAAAAAATCAAACGCATGGACGCACTAGAAAAAGCTCGGAGAATGGGTTTATGAAAAGACACAGACAGTGGCATAACGATATTAAATATACACCTAGATCTTACTATGATATATCAGAGTTGTTAATAGCTCACAGATGCAAAATAAAGACGTCTGATGACGTTTTAGCAGACAAGATAGATTTATACTTGGCAATTAAAAGCGCTCTTAGAACGCAGAATATTGCCTAATGAGAGCGAGTGTAAATTGATTATAGATTTTTTGAGAGAGGTAAAAGGATGACAGATAAAATTAATCCAGAATCAATGCAACAAGCATTTTATAAAAACTATCAAACATTTTTAGATAAAAACGCAGATTACGGAAACTCTTTTGAAAAGTCGCTTGACGAACTCGGAATCGTCGCAGGAGTGGTCAGAATCGGCGATAAATACAATCGGGTGTGCAATCTTATCAAAAACAAACAAAACGTCTCAGAGAGCATCTCAGACACGTTAAACGACATGGCTAATTATTGCATGATGTTAGCCGTTTGGTTGGAGGAAGCGGAATGAAGAAACCAAATCGTTATCCATACAGTAAATCAAAATTTTATGGACGTATTTACCAGTTGCATTCAGCCAGTTTTAAAGGTAAATACTATGTCAAAGATTTAAAATCATGCGGCATACATTATCAAATTACAAGAAGCGGTCCTTTTCCTGATATTTTTATAAAAATTGATAATCTCGAACAATTACAAGCATTAATAGATAAAACAGGACACGATTTAATACTTAGTAAAGACCAAATTTGGATTTATGATGACTATATGGAATGAGGAGTAATAATGATACCGAAATTTAGAGCTTGGAGTACATTTAAAAATGAATGGGCAAAACACTTTTACATCACAGAAAGCGGACTAATTTACAATATGGAACAACCTCACCGAGATTTGATTGGAGCTGTCCCTGTTGAAAAATCTGGATTAATTCTCATGCAATCAACAGGGCTTTTTGATAAAAACGACGTTGAGGTGTTTGATGGGGATATAATGTTTTACGAACAGGATTGCTATCAATACACATTAGTCAAATATGATAAAGATAAGCTTGCTTTTGTGTTATACGATGGTTGCGAAAGACTTTATCACGAATTGTGGGAACCAGGAGAAGTCATTGGCAACATCTACGAAAATCCAGAATTACTAGAAAGTGTAGACGAATGACGATAGATGAAGCGTTGCAAAATTTACGTGATAACTTTAATAAAATAATGAATGTCCTAAAAAACGATTGGAAAGCACTATTGTTTCTTGCAATCGCAATATTTGGGATGATGGTAACCGTGTCGTATTTTAGCTATCGCGACGCACGACAATATTACGAGTCGCAAATCACAGGACTACGTGCTCAGCTAAGCAGGACACAAAAGCAGCTTAAACGTGCTAGTGATGATAGAGCTAGACAGACTAAGCGGATTGTGGAAACGACAGGTAATGGAGGATAAGGATGGATTATTTAATGATTGGAATTATAGTATTATCAGTAGTAATTTTTATAATGGGATTTTTCATACTTTACTATCAAGCAATAATTGTTAATTCGATGAAAAATGATTTTCGTAGAATGCGTAAAGAATTGAGAGAAGAACTCGGTTTTGATAGCTATAACTGGTCTGACAGTTTCAGAAATATGCGTAGAGATATTAAATCAAATAAAGAGTTACTATCCGAAATAAACTCTTTGCAAATCATCAAAAAAGCCAAAGAAGCTAAACGACTAGAAGAACTCGAGCAGACAAAATCAAACGTCGAAAAAGAAATCAATAAGTTGACAGGAAATGCAGGATAATGACGAGGATTTTGATAAAACACAATTCGTCAATAGCAATAATCAGCTTTACAAACAGGCAGGAAATGTCATTGTGGTTGATGTGCTAGCAACAGTATTTAAACAATTATTCTTAACAGAGGTACAAAATGACAGAGCAAGAAATTAAAAATCTGCTTAATGATGGCAGAAACCTAGTGTCAGACGCAATTAGCAAGTGTTCCTTAGCGACAAGCGAAGTTCCTTTATCTGCGGATGATAGCTTGATTGACAGTGCTTACGATTATATCATTCACGGCATCGGTGACGTTGATAAAATAGCTAAAAAAATAAGTGAGGTAGGTACAAAATGAACAAACAAAAATTTGAAAAACTAGATAAAGTTAAGGAATTACTTGATGAACTAAAAATGTCAGAATTTATGGCGCCACTTTTAGTTGGTGATCAGATTATGGAAATTATCAACGATTTGCACAATGCTCCAGGACAATTTGGAGCGCAGGTATTTCTGCCATCGCCAGACAAAAAATATAAGTTTGCAGTGCGAATTTGCCGAGAAGAAAATTTGGAGGATTGAGTTAACGAAAATGGGGGTAGGATAATGGCTGAAAATAAAACTGGAATGATGGCTTTACCAATCGACTATGCAAACAGAGCATTAGCAAAAGAGGAAATACTTGATGAACTTGTTGAAAGAGAAATTGTAGATGTAGATCTGTTAATAGAGCTTGCAGAAGATAATCCGTTTTGGATGAGTGCATTGAATTTTAAGCGAGGTACAAAATGAACACTAACGAAAAAGTAATCGATACTATATGTCACATCAGACACTACGGTGACAGATACGATATGTGCCAAGACATGCGGTCGTGGGTGGCTGAGAGAAATGGATTAATCCAGGACTTACTCAAAGCAAAAAAACAAATTGATCGCAATCGTATCGCTAAACGTCTGGATCGTGCGCAAAAAAACATCGGTGACATTATCACAAAAGTGACAGGCGACTTATGGCAAGGCAGTGATCAAGTCATTGCTGAGCAGTGTTTTTTAAAAGTATTAGAGGAGATGCAAAAATGAATATAGAAGAAGCGAAAGAATTAGTAGATAATTCAAAATTTTATGGAAAGACTAGCAGTGTTATAAAAGCCGAGGTTCGCGACATTATAGACCAGTTAAACCAACCAAAACCAGAAGTACCGCAGTGTGTGGCGGATTGGATAGAAGAGTGCAAAGAAGAAGATTTAACACTATCACTTGCCTATGATGCTGATGCTTTTGGCGAAGTGGCGAAATGGCTTTATGACACTAATGATAGCACAAACATTGACCTATTTGCCCAAGCATGGCTAGCTTATCCAAATATCACCATTGAAAAAGAGAAGCTTTACACTGTTGAAATTCCGAATCCGAATGATAAACAAATAGCTTTGAGACTTGAAAAATGGGTTAAAGGAAAAGTAAGAATTGTTGCAACTTACTCATCTAATAATTTTACAGATGACATGCGCTTAGCGGAACGAGAAATCCGAAAAGATTTTGATTGGGCTTGGCAATTTGCGAAAGAGGTGACTGAATGACTGAAGAGTTAGGAGTGTTATATAGCGAAAAATGGCATAAGT